AAACGTTATTAAATCAACGTTTCTAAGGGTTACACGTAGCGAAAAAAACATGTAACCTACGTGTAACTACGTGTGGTCAAAGGTTACACGTAGACACCGAAAATCCCTAAAGGTTACACGTCTGGTGTAACCTTTTTTAAGGTAAAATTCTTTTATACCCCCGAGTAGTTTTTCCATTAATTTTGTACGATTGTTTTTTCCAATCGATTAGATTATCCATAATAAAACTTATCTTCCGAGATAACTTTTGGTCGTTCGATTCTTTATGGAACAGATTGAACATAATTTCCCTGGTAGCCACTCGATTTAACGTTTGACCTCCTGAAGTCCAGTCCGGACTATTCGCAAAATATTTAGTCGTATAAATGTACTGATCAGTTGTTGTTCTGTTTTCCCAATCCTTAGGAACGGGCATTTCCAGGTATTGAAGAATTTGAAGTTCAATCTCATCTCTGAACATGAATTGTTCACGATATTCGACTAGCTGCGCTTCTGTTTCTTCATCAAACATCAAATCAACACCACTTTTATAGATTGTGACTGCTTCACCCCAAATTTGTTTCACGACTTCATCCGTTATCTTCATAGGATGTTTTTTCTGTTTGCTATTACATGCTAGTACAGGTAAGAACCTGCGTTCACCTGTCTTATCCTTGAGGTATTCAACGTGATTGCTTGTTCGTGCTAGAACGAAATTCTTTGCGAATTCCTGTGTTCTTCTCATGTACGGTTTTCTGAATCGTAAACTCGTTTTTGAAATGAACGATTTTGTTTCTGCAAAACTCATCCTGTCGCTAGCGACCATTTCGTCATCATTTACAATTAAATGTTTTAGCATGATGTCGTAGTTGTCTTTGTTCGCAAAATCAGTGACTGCATCCGTGTACCAATGACCACCAAGCTTTTGCAAGAAAGATGTCTTACCAACACCCTGTCCACCAACTAAGTCCAGAACGTAGTCAAATTTGACGTAAGGCTCATATACTTTAGCAACAGCACCTACCATCCACATTTCAGCAATCTTGGACACTAGGGGGTCTTGGTTAGCTCCTAGATAGACTTGCAGCATTTGTCCAATGCGTTTCCGTTTATCCCAGCCTTTCTCAGCTTCTTCCATGTACTCTTTCACTGGATTATAGGACCGTTCAGATAAGAATGTTTCCATGCCATCTATCATCGCTTGAGATGTAAATGCTGCACCCGTGACATTCTCAAAATAAACTTTGACTACCGATTCAAAATTCGAAGGCAGCTCTCCTTTTTTTAAAAGCGTGTTTCCAAGTTGGATGTCTCTTGTTAATTCATGCTCTTGAGAGAATTCGTTATGCTTCAGATAGAGATTCAACTGATCATCAGCTCGAAATGCGTTTAATACATTTACTGGACTGTTCGTTTTTAAAGTTCCGTTGCTATTTTTTATTGGTTCATAATCCTTATAAAAACTCACTACTTCGCCAATCACAATCACCTCCTGTCTTTGTTAATCATACTTACTACTGTTCTTTCTAATTCTTGCATCGATAGTGGATTCGGAGTGTTGGTATTAGCTATTTTAGCTAACGTCAACACATCCATTTCGTCCACTCCTCGCCATAATAATCCGCCCACAAATTTAGCAAGCTTATCATTACGATTCCCTTCATCGCCTAATCCATTTGCGATGATTTCAAACAATTCCGTTGTTTTTGTCTTTCCAGATGTTCTACCCTTACTAACCCACGACCGTAAACCGTCGCTGTAATCAAATTCACGTCCATTGGTGATTTTGTACTGCTGGATGATGGCTTCAATCAAGGCTCTTGATGGAGTAATCATCGTCCCTTTTTCTGGAGATTTCTCCATGTCCCATTCATATTGCCCTTTATCCGTAGCGGATGGTGCAACCAACACATAATTGTTTTCATGCGCTTTGATATCCACTCCTGGAAGAAATCCAATCATTTGACTGATGTGGATATCATCACGTTTGAAATAGAATAGGTGCTTACCTCCTGATGCCGTCTTTGCTTGAAGTGTGGGTTTGATTAGGTTTAAATGTTCCCAATTCTTCAACGAATCAAATCCACTGGTTTGTCCGTGCTTGTCGATATCAATCACGAAGAAGTTTGTAGTCCTTAGTGCGATGTTTGCATTTGGATATTGATTCCAAACTTCGTTAATTCCATCAGCATCAAGAGGTGGTTTATCCGCAAATTCAATTAATGGTCTTTTAGTTGTAGGACTAATCGGGATGACCGAGAACCCTTTCTGCTGATATAGCAGCGCATATTCTTTCATTGAATGCATGAGATCACCTTATTTTTAGAAAGGTAAATCGTCTTCTTCTACAACAACTGTATTCATCGCATTTTCAGCATTTTCTTCAATATCATAGTTGCGATATACTTTGTCTTCTTTACCTTTTGTTTCTAGGATTTTTAATGTGAAGTAAGAACCAACTGCTTTACGTTCTAAGGCATCGGCTAATGCTCTTCCGTCTTCAAAGTCGTTCTTCATAACCTTGTCTCCAGCAAGTTCGATCGCTTTAGTAAAGAACTTGATTGTTCGTTCTACTGACCAAGAAAGGTCTTTGCCGTTCCATTCGGATAATGTTCCAAAAGATACATATTCAGTACGTCCGTTAAATTCACCTTCACGAACTTCAAATGTGAAACCTAAACTTTCCCATCCACTTGGTGCAATGTTGAATTGCACGCGTTTTAGAACCACTGTATAATCTCCGGCTGGTAGAGCTGCAGGTCCGTTCACGCTATCTTTACGAGGGTCAAATCCATCTTCTTTAATTTTTTTCGCAATACTTAATAAACTCATTTTTCATTTCTCCTTTAGTTTTAATTTAAAATAATTCGTCTTCGTTATTAGAAACTTCAACAGTTTCTTGTTTTGGTGGTTTTGCAACTGATTTTGTTGCTGCTTGTTGTTTTCGAGGAGGTTCAACAGCACCTCTAATTGTTGATAAGATTTTCAAAATCGCTTTGTCATCAACTTGGTCCGCATAGTAAGTCTTGCGTTTTCTATCCACTTCACGGTTGTAGTTATTCCCGATTTTTTCTGTGTGGATCATCAAATCCGAATTCCCGTTGATAAGGTTCACATACTTATCTTTCAAGCTTGGTTTGTCCTTCGTTGCATTCCCGTTGTCGTCATATTCTGAAATTTGACGGCTGATATAAATCACATTCATTGGTAATGCTTTGAGGTCAATCACCAATTCCGTAATTGCTTGGTTGAAGAAGTCATAACCTTTACCGTATGGGATTTCAGATAATGATTTCAATCGAGGTTTACCTGGTGGAGTTAGTTCATCACACACAGCGATTTTAATCATCTCGATAACGTCATCAATAACATCGATCACGACTGTCTCGTATGAATGTTCTTGTGTTTGTAGAGCTAATAGGATTTCTCCTAGCTGCTTAATCACTGAATTAGTGATACGTCCTGATTCGTCTTTGTCATTTAATAGTTGGATACTTGGAACGCTATTCGCTTCTGCGTTCCCATCCGTGTTTAAAACAATTGGATTAGGAAACTCGTTTGCTAGATAAGATTTACCACTCATGGTTTCACCATAGATAAAATAGTTGCGAGGCGTGTCCTTTGGCACTTGTGGTTTATTTTCTGGTAATTTAAACAATTTCATTCTCCTTTATAATAAAATTCAATCACGTTTACATCGTGTTGTTGTCTACTTCCTGTTATTCGCCATAACAATTGGCGGTAATCGTCATATTCTCCAGAGCTTTCTTCGACTGGATCTAGAACAACGATTGTTTGATATTTGTGCTGCAAGCCATCAACACCGACTCCAAGAACCTGGTTCGTAGCAACTACTACTTTTCTATCAAGTCCTTCTTGAACGTCTCCGGTCCAGATTCCAATGTGGGGATGTCGTTCTTTGATGACATTTACAATCTGTTTCGACTTGCTGACGATCAGCATGTCATGGGGTGCTCTTTCAACTAATCCATCGAGTTTTAACATTAATGGAGTATCAGCATTCACTGGTTTGATTTTCGGAAAATCAACTTCTACTCCTGCTTGGTTGAGGTATCTTTCAAACGTGTTTCGTCCAAAAGATTGTTTTGCCATGGCTGTTTCACCTTTCACGGTTACAAGGTTTAATTTTCTAAACTTGTCTAACGTTTCCGGATTTCCAGGTTCGACAGTTACTGGATAGAACTTAATTTCGTAGCCGTTGTTCTCAACAGCGTTTTCGATTTCTTCAATCTCTTCCCATCTGAAGAAGTTTGGAAGATTATTTACGTAGCGTTCATAATCTCTAAAATCCTCCCATTTCTCTTTCGAATAAGTGAATGGATCATACACCATTCTTCCGTGAACTTTTTGCCAATCAAATTTATTATTGGGATTTGCAAACCCGAAAATTGTTTTTTCGAGTGGGTAGAAATTTTGCCCTTTCTTTCGAATTGGAGTAGCTGAAAGACCTATCGTGTATTTTCGCTTTATGCGACGATATAAAGACACTTGATTCTCTGATGACATATTCTGCCACTCATCAATAATCAACACGTCACAGTTGAATTTTGAGCCTTTTTTTAACATATTTTGAATACTTCGGTCAGTTGAGATAATAAACTCAACATCTGAATCAAAATTCATCTTTTTGATGGCTTCTTTCCATCCTTTAAGAATCGAAAGACGATTGTTTGTAATGATGATTTTCTTAGCGTTTTTTTCTTTTGCAATAGCTAGAGCACAGATAGTTTTACCCCTGCCCCCGAGCGCTTCAAGGAAGATTCCGTATGTTGACCGTTTGCTTCTTTCAATTGCTTCAGATTGCCACTTTCTTAGTTTTAACGTTATGTTCATTCACCACCTTACCAATATCATCAATTACTTCTTTGATATCATTCCTCATCGCCCAAAAAAGTCCGAGTCGTGCTGCTGCACGTACATCTTGGTGATGGCTCTTTTCAAACTTCCATAATCCAAGTCGCTTCAGTAATTCGTTTGGAATATCTGTTTGATAACCTGCATTGCGCTGCAAGATAGCGTCTGGGAAATGTAGTTGTATATAAGCGATGGTTTGTAATACTGAATTGTCTTTTGATTTGTCGTTGTCCCTAGCTTCGAATTTCTCGATTACAACAATGTCACATTCGATATCTTCACCGATGCCTTCCATCCATTTTCGAAAACCAGAAATGCCATAACTCACAACCCAATAATCAACTAATTTAGCATTGTCTAATAAAACAATCCCTGTGGTTGATGTATTCTTTTGGTTGCTAGAAGGGTCGATTGCTAGAATTCTCATGTTTCTACTTCTCCTTCGTAACCTGCCATATCGAACAGATTGTTCTTGTTGTTCTCAACAAACTTCCAGAACGTTTTTAACTCTCTGTAATTACTGATCGTAAATGATACATCACTTTCAGACGTGCATTCGTCCATATACTTAGGTTTTGCAAAAATGTTTAATTGATATCTTTTTCCAAAGACTTTCCCGTCTTCGTCTAAGGTGTCAACAACTGTTTCTTCAAAACCGACTTGGATGTTAAATGGTAGAAATGTAAAGATTTCGATTTTGTGTTTAGAAATCTCAATTGAAATATTCTCTGTTACTAAGATTTTGTTTTTCATTATCGAATTCTCAACCCTTCCGTTTGTTTTAATTCCACCCCTGGAACTTCAATTCCTCTCTTCAAGATTTCTTTTAATGAAATCTTATCCACTTTTGGTGGTTGTTGGATTAGAAACTCTTCTGGGATAATCTTTTCGTCAGTGATGTTCACACTTGCAGGGTTCTTTTGAATAGCGAAGTTAAACATTCCAGATTTGAATTTAGTTTTCCCAGTTAATTTCATGTTGTCTTCTAAATATGTCTTCAACCATTTCACTTTATTCTCTGTAGCTTGACGTTTCGTTTTTAAACGGTCCTCTTCTTCTTTGTAGGCTGATACGTCTGATTCGAGATTTCGAATAAGCTTCGCAATGTTTTCTGCTTTGCCCTCGATGGCATCTTCAATACTATCTAATGTGTCTTTCATCACCTCTGGATCTAAATCCATATTTTGTACTTCTTGAAAAGAGAGACTTAATTCATATAAATTCATTTATAAAACATTCCTTTCTGTGTTCCTTGTGGTTCTATGTGGAATGATTTCACGTTGGGGATATTTTGTACTATCGCCATCGCTGCATCCTCCACTGTTTTTCCATAATCCATGTATTGTTCAAAAATTAGCGGATTTACAAAGTCCGCATCAATATCTAAAATTACTTTCGATTCTGTTCTTTTAATGATTTCGATACGCTTTTTAATATCTCTTCAACCTCCTCGTAGGTTTTAACCCTTGTTTTTCTTATTTGAGGTTCATATAGATATACCTCGTATGAATCATTCTTCATTCTGATTTGTCCGATGACTTTGTTAGCGTATAAAACATTTTGCAGTTTTGAATCCAGTAGGTCATCGTTTAAATAGACATCTTCCATCTACTCACCTGCAATCTTGAGTGAAGTGGTTAAATACGCTTCTTTCAAATATTCGTCGATATCATCTTCACAAACGTAATCCCCTTCAATCTCGTAGTAGGCATCACCGAAGTAAATTTCTTGTCCTCTCCAGTCATAACCCCACACTTTATCTTCAGGCGGTTCAAGATATCTATTGTGTAATGCTTCAAAGCTGTTGCACATTGTGTTATAATCTCCTTAGGATATTTATTTTTAGTCAGCGTTGCCGCGCTGGCTTTTTTTGTTCCATGTTTCTTGAAAGTCAGGCTCTACATATTGCCCACTTCTAATCAAATCAACTTTTGTTTGATGATTTTCTACCGCCTTTCCTACCAAGAGCACAATGCTAATCATTGCGATAATGATTCCAAAAGCTAAAATGTACCATCCTAGCATCCATCTCATGAATGGGATGAATTGTACCCTTGTTTTTCTTCTTCGTTCTGTTCTCATCGTCTTCTCCTTCCGTCCCATACTCTTTGTATTTCATCAATCATGCTCGCTTGATATTTGTATGGGCGTGTGTCTGTTCTTCTTGCTGCAACCACCACTGGATGGTTTCTGATTTCACTCTTGTGCCACGAACTGGAACTTGTTCCAATCGCTTCACACAACTCTTCAGTCGTTATCCACCTTTGATTGTTTTTCGAGTCAATAAACGGTTTTATTAGCCCGACAAATTTCTCTGGGTTTCTTTTTACGACTTCAAAGAATATCGGTTCGTAATAATCAAGCGTTGATTGTTCCATGGTTTTCACCTCCCTTTACTTCGTTACCTCTTTCATGAGTTTGTTAGCTTCTTTGATTAACAAACGCATTGTGTTACTATCCGTTTCTTTTTCAGCAGCTCTCGTTAACATATCCACCCATTCCCGTCTGGTTTCGTTCTTCCATTCGACTAACTCAGTTAGTAAAATGTCTTTTTCGAAGTAGGTTGAGTAGTCCAGAGAGCCATCTTCTAATCGAATACATCTCCCAGTTTTTAAGTCTCTACAAACATTTGTCCGAACAGTACTGTTGGTTGTTTTGACCGCTTCCGCAACTTCATCGTAGGTAGCAGAAGGATGTTTCTTGAAATATTCCCTGATTTTTTCTGCTAGTGTCATGGTTTAAACTCCTTTCATGTTTTTTCATATTGTTGTAACCTTCTTTCAACCCTATAATTGAGGTGGGGAAAGGAGGTGTTTTAGATGCGTTTAAATGATTTAATTTCAAAAATTCGCACAGAAGCTCTATTGACAGAACAGCAAAAATCCGATTTAGAAATTGTCCGCTCTGGAAAAGAGTTTATTTCAAATTATTTAGAACCTTTGATTAGTGAATCTGTTAAAAATAA